TCGTTCTTCGTATCCGAAGGGAAACCGAAGGAAGTGCCGGGAACCGGTCATGATTTGCCGCGATTGGAAACGACGGTGCCTGATGCTGTGGGAACGTATGGGCCGGCTGTGGCTGAGTGGGCTTCTTCGCATCTGAGTATTGATCTGATGCCCTGGCAGCGTCACGTTCTAGATCAGCAACTGTCGTATGACGCCAATGGTGATTGGTGTCATGCACTGTCGTTGGTGTCTGTGGCCCGTCAGAACGGCAAGACCGTTGCGCTGGCCGCGCTGATTGGTTGGCTGCTGACCGAATACCCGGTGATCGTGAAACGGCCGATCACGGTGGTCAGTACCGCGCACCGCCTGGACCTGGCAACGTCTTTGTTTCAAGACCTGGCCCCCATCCTTGAAGCCAAGTTCGGGGCGAAAGCCGTATGGGCGTACAGCCGTAACAGCCTGACATTGGGGCAGACGAAATGGGTGGTCAAGGCCGCCCGGCCGTCAGCAGGTCACGGTATGTCTGTCGATTTCCTGATCATCGATGAAGTGTGGGGCATCGATTCCGACACCCTGGACATCGGCCTGCTACCCACCCAACGCGCCCGACCGAACCCCCTGTGCAGTATGTGGTCCACAGCCGGCACCGAAGAATCGGTCGCCATGCTGCGCCACCGCGAAACCGCCATCCGCGCAATGGACACCGGCGAATCGTCCCCGATCTACCTGGCCGAATACAGCCCACCCCCAGAACTGGACCCGATGACCCCCGAAGCGTGGGCCTATGCCAATCCTGCACTGGGCCGCACCCTGACCGCCAAGGTATTACAGCGCGAATCCACAGCCCCCAACCGGGCCGGCTTCCTACGATCATCCGTGAACGTATGGTGCCAGACCGACGCCGGCTGGCTGCTTCCAGGCCAATTCGACAAATGCCGCACCGATTTGCCCCCGTTACCGGGTGGCGTGCTGGCCTGTGAAGTGTCGATCGATGACGGCCGCTATGTCGCTGTCAGGGCCAACGCCAACGCCGAAGGCGTAACCACCTGCACTGTGGCGTTCATGGCTGACACCCGCGAACAGTTCTGGGACCAAGTACGCCGCCAACTAGCCGACAACCCCGGTGTGGCCCTGTACATCACCCCCACCCTTGACACCCACTGCCCCACCGACCTAACCCACCGGCGCACCATCTGGGGCTACCAAGAAATAACCCGATACACCGGCGCAGTGAAACAGATGATCGTCGAACGCAGGCTGGCGCACACCGGCGAAACCATGCTGGCCGAACACTGCGGCCGCGCCGTCGCAGTCAAAACACCCGGCAGCATCGCCATCAGCAGCAACAAATCACCCGGCCCCGTCGAACTGGCACGCTGCCTAGTGATCGCTGCCGCGCTGGCCGCTAAACCCACATCGAACGTGCGCCGCCCGGTGATTGCCACAAGTATGCCGCGCCGCGTGGCCTAGCATCACAGGCATGGGATTCTTTACACCTAAGCCAGTGCAAATGGTGAACCGCCCCGAAACGGCGGTAGCCGCAGCAGCGGCCGGTAACCCAATGGTTGGGGAATTCGTCAATTACACAAATAACGCGGCCGTCGTGGCCGCGCTGCAAGTGCCAACCATCAGCCGTGCGCGTGACCTGATCTGTGGCATGGTGTCGTCGCTGGAAATCAAACAATACGGCCGCCAATGGAACGGCGACGAATACGAACGCATCGAATTGCCACCCGACACCTGGTTCCAGCAACCCGACCCGAACGTGACCCGCAATTTCATACTGGCCCAGACAACGCAAGACCTAATCATGTGGGGGCGTGCGTTCTGGATTGTCACCCAACGCAACGCCGCCGGATTCCCTAGCGCATTTACCTGGATTCCCACTGTCGATGTCACGACGATGGACCAGGTATCACCGGCCGCGTCATATTGGGGACCGTCGAACCAAATCTATTTCCAGGGTGTGCAATTGAACACGCGCGACGTTGTGCAGTTCTTGTCACCGATTCCCGCGCTAATCGTTACCGGGCAGCGTGCGATCACCACCGCGTTGCGTCTTGATCGTGCAGCCGAACGGTTCGCCACAATGGAAGTACCTGCCGGCTACTTGAAACAAACTGGCGGTGAACCCATGTCTGGGCAAGACCTGGCAGAACTAGCAGCAGCATGGTCGGAAGCACGACAGAACGGTGCCATCGGTGCATTGAACGAATACGTCGATTGGAAAGAAAGCAACATTGACCCGTCGAAAATGGAACTAGTAGCGGCACGCCAATATCAGGCTGTTGAACTGTCCCGCGTCGCCAATATTCCGGCGTACCTTGTGAACGCACCTGTCGGTTCAGGCATGACATACCAGAACGCCCAGCAAGCACGGCAAGACCTGTACCTGTTCGGCAGTAAACCGTACATCGAATGCATCGAACAAACCCTGTCGATGCCTAGCGTGACGCCACGCGGCCGCTACATCGAATTAGACGTTACTTCCTACCTGGAAGAAAACGGGCTGTCGGGCCAGCAGGACACTGCTGCCCCTGCTGGTTCCGGCAGTTCCATCACCCCAAGGGAGGCCAACTAAATGCCGTACTACGTCACCGAAGAAGCCGAAGGCTGCGCCGGCTACGCCGTCGTCAAGGACGATGGGGAAATGTTGGGCTGCCACCTGACGCAACAGGATGCGGTCGATCAAATGGTGGCGATCAGCCTGGAAGAAGGCATCGAACCCGGTGGTTTCCTGGAAGAAGAAGAAAACGACGAAATGACGATGACGGCCAGCAATTACAGCGGCCCGACTATCGTGTGCGCCGGCACCGTCACCGTTATTGAAGCCAGCGACAGTGGGGCTGGCAAACGCGAAATTAGTGGGGTGGCGGTTCCATACAACACCCCGGCCACCGTGTCAGGCGGCCAGTCGGTGATCTTCAAGCCCGGCAGCCTCACCATCGAATCAGGCCGCAAGCCGAAACTAATGAAATATCACGACAGCACCCAGATCGTTGGCGTGGTTCAGGCATTGCAGGAAACCTCCAACGCGCTGCTGTTCACCGCCCGAATCAGTGCCAGCCGCGACGGAAACGACGCCCTGGAACTGGTCAAAGACGGGGCCATCGACAGCGTGTCAGTTGGCGTGGACCCGATCGACGCCGGCTACGACGACGCCGGGAACCTGATCGTCGCCAAGGGCGTGCTACGCGAAATCAGTCTGGTAGCCGAACCCGCGTTCAAGGATGCACGCATTACCCGCGTTGCTGCCACTAAGATCACACACAACCAGGCAAAGGAGACTGCCGACATGGATATCACGAAGAACGAAACCGAAGCACCCGCACCCGCACCGACCGCACCCGTCTGGGCGCAGGCCAAGCGTGTGCCTACCAAGTTGCCGACCGTCGCTGAGTACATGACCGCGATTATTCGTGGTGGTGAGTCTGCCGAAGCCGCACGCCGCGAAGTGCAGTTGTGGGTTGAACATAACGCGCCGATCACCGCTGCCGCTGGCGATCAGACCGTTGCCGACTTTCCTGGCGTGGTGCCGGTTCCGATTCTTGGACCTACGTTCGACAACATCGCGCCGCTTCGTCCGATCGTCACCGCGATCGGTGCGCGTGCAATGCCCGGTGCAGGTAAGACGTTCATTCGTCCGAAGATCGTGACGCACACCAGCGTTGCACAGCAGAACCCTGAACTGACTGGCCTTTCGTCCACGACAATGCTGGTCGATGACATCGTGGTCACGAAACTGACGTTCGGTGGCACGGTTCTTGTGTCAGAACAAACGGTCGATTTCAGCGACCCGTCAGCGTTGGACATTCTGCTGCGCGACCTTGCCAACCAGTACGCCATCGCAACGTCGAACTATGCGTGCGCGCAGTTCGCCAACAACATCGGCGGCGGCCAGTCGGTCGGTACCTGGGACGGAACGTCGGAAGATTTCATCGCCAAGGTGTACGCCGGCGCGGTGAAGGTTCTGAACGCCGGCCGCGTCATGCCGACGCACCTGCTGATCGGAACGCCTGGCTTCGAAGCCATCGGCGCGTTGGTCGATGACGCCAAGCGACCGCTGTTCCCGACGCTGAACCCGATGAACGCTTCGGGTCAGATGTCAGCCGCTTCAACGGTTGCCAACCCGTTGGGCCTGTCCCTGGTCGTGGACCCGGGCCTGGACTTCGCGGGCGACTTCATCAGCCTTGGCACCGCCGCAGGCCCGTACGCCGGTTTCGAAATCTACGAAACCATGAAGGGCCTTGTCAGCATCGAAAAGCCCGATGTGCTGGGACGTCAGATCAGCGTGCGCGGATACTTCGCGGCACTGTTCATCGACAACACGAAGTTCGCCTGGTTCGACTTCTAAGCACAAGGAGGCCGCCAAGTGGCGACCTACACAATCACCAACACGCAGGTGGTGGATAACGTCGGCGTCATTCAGACGCTGACGCCCACCCCTGTGGAAGTTGGCGACAGCATCACCATCACCAGTGCAGGTGCATGGAACGGAACGTACACGGTGACCGCCGTACCCCAATACCTGTTCACAGGTGTGGACCAGTACGGCGATTACCTGTACGACACCGCGATGATTATTCCCAATCAGATCGCGTTCGCCCGCACAGCCGCCAACCAAGCACGCACACCGACCGCCGGCACACTTACCTACACGGTGACAGTTACCTGGATTACCGTCGGTGACGTCGAAGATTGGCTGGGATTCACCATCACCGGGCCGTCAGCCGATTACGACCTGCTAGTGCTGGCCACCGCCGCATCAAATTATTGGTGCTGGAACAGACGCAGGGAAGCCGGATACAGCGACAGCACAAGCACAGCCCCCAACAATTCAGCCAAATTGGCGGCCGTCATGTACGCCGGCTATTTGTACCGTATGCGCGGCAGCATCGACCAATACGCGTCGTTCGACCCGCTGGCCACCGGCGCACCCGTCGGCGGGTCATTTGGCGACATTCTTCGCCTGCTGGGCTGCAACCGACCGCAGGTGGCCTAGTGGCTGACACCCTAAACGACGGTTTCGACGCCCTGGTTACCCGGCTAGGGCAGATCACAAACCTGCCGGTGGTGTACAACAGCGACCCGCGCAACATCAACCCACCCTGCATTCTGGTTGAAGCCCCGTCGTTTACCATGCACACCAACGTGGTGCCTGAAATGGACTTCACCATCAAGGTCATCACCATCGGCCCCGGCGACCGTAAAGCACTGTTCAAGTTGCTGGAACTGTCCGACAAAATCAGGGCCGCCAAGATCGGACTGCGATCAGGCCGACCCACCGTGACCCAGATCGGCGGCGCGTCATACGCTAGTTACGACCTAGAAATCGGCACCAAGGTGGCACCATGACCTACATCGTCCAACGCCCGTTCGCTGGCCTGCAACCCGGCGACACACTGACCGACCCGCACACCCGCAACATTCCCTACCTGCTGAACGCCGGCATTATTACTGCCGTCGATGACGCACCGAAACCCGAAAAAACTGCTAGAACTACTACCAAGAAACGGAAGGACTAATCATGGCCACAGTTACCTACCTCGCGAACCCTGTTGTCACAATCGGCGCAGCAACGCCCGGCACCGACATCACCGACCAGTGCAAGTCGGCTGTGCTGACCCAGGTGGTCGAAGCATTGGAATCGACCGCGTTTGGTTCTAACGGCCGTCGCTACACCGCCGGATTGCAGAACCACACCTGCACCCTTACGTTTCTTATGTCGTACGCGACCAGCGAAACCTACGCGCTGTTGCAGCCGCTTGTCGGTACGCAGTGCTACGTCAGCGTCAAGCCGGCCAGCGGTAATGATTCGGCAACGAACCCGAAGTTCGAACTGGCCGAAACGTATCTGGAATCGTTGGACGTCGTGAACGGCAGCATCGGTGAACTGTCCGAAGTGCAGATCACGTTGCAGGGCGGCGCACTCACGATCGACACCACCAACCCGTAAACCGTAAAGGCAGCAACATGAAACTGAAAATCAAGGTCACGGCAGGCAACACAACGCAGGTGGTGGAAACCAGCCTGGGGACAATCATTCAGTGGGAACGCAAATACAAGAAGCGTGCCGGCGATCTTGCTGCCGGGTTCGCTGTTGAAGATTTGGCATTCCTGGCGTGGGCCAGCATGAAAAAACAGGGCGGCCAAATCAGCGAATTTGACACCTGGGTGGAAGCCTTGGACGATCTGGAAGTGGTGGACACCGAAGAATCGTTCCCTACGGACGGGGCAGTTACCGCCGCCAGTTAGCCGAACTGCTTCTGGCCACCGGTTACTGGCCCCCAATCGATGAGTTCGACACCCGCGATTTGGCTACCGTATTGAAGGTGGCCGAAGAACAGAAACGCACCCGATGATTTACGCCAGCCTGGAAGTGGTCGGCGTAAAGGAAGCCATACGCGAATTGCAGCGCGTCGATAAAAGCGCACGCCGCCAACTGACCAAGGATTACCGGCGCATTACCGACCCGGTTATTGACGACGCAGTACGCAAACTGCCAAGCGGCAAACCACCTATTAGCGGTTGGGGCCGCAACTGGAAAACCAAAAGCGGCCAACAAATGCTGCCGTGGGATACGTCAATTGGTGCCAATTTGATGAAAGCCAAAGTGTCGGGCAAAAAGCCCCGGGAATGGGCAGGCAATATGACCAACCTGGCCACGTTTATCATTTCGTGGTCCGGGGCTATCAACACCGTTTATGACATGGCCGGCCGTAAATCACGGGGCAACAGCGTGAGTGGCCGCAATATGATCGCAGGGCTGGAAGCCAAGAAAGGCAAGGCCAGCCGCGTCTTATGGCCAGCCTATGAAGCCAACCGGGACCAGGTCGAAAAGCAAATGCGATTGGTGCTTGAAGATGTGATGCAGCAGGTAAACCGCAATCTAGTGGTTAGATAGTAGGCACCTATGGCCATCATTATTCCCATTGTCAGTGAGTTCGCCGGCAAGGGTGTGCAGCGTGCAATCAAGGAATTTCAGTCGCTGCAAGGGGTGACCGATAAAGCGGCGTTCCTGTTGAAAAAAGCCATGATTCCCGCCGCGCTGGCCACAGGCACCGCTACCGTCGCCCTGGGTACAGCACTAATCAAGGCTGCGAACAATGCAGCGGAAGATCAGCGCAGTCAGGCATTGTTGGCCCGTCAGTTACAGAACACCACTAACGCCACCAATCAACAGATCGCCGCTGTCGATGATTACATCAGCCGCCTGCAACTAGCCACCGGCGTCGCTGACGATCAACTACGCCCCGCCCTTGGTGCGCTGGTTCGTGCCACCGGCGAAGTGGATGCCGCGCAACAGCAACTAGCCCTGGCCCTGGACATTTCAGCAGCCACCGGCCGCGATCTTGATTCGGTGTCCACCGCCCTGGGCCGTGCCTACCTGGGCAACTTCACGGCACTCACCCGCCTGGGTATTCCGTTGGACGACAACATCAAGAAATCGAAAGACTACGGCGCAATACAGAAACTACTGAACGAACAGTTCGGTGGTGCAGCCGCAACCGCAGCCGACACATACCAGGGCCGCCTGCAACGCTTGAAAGTCGGACTGGACGAAATCAAGGAAACAGTGGGCTACGCAGTGTTGCCTTTCCTGCAACGTCTAGTGAACTACATAAACCGCGCCATCGTCCCGGCTGTTCTGGAATTTGTCGAAGGGCTGACAGGTGGCAAGGGATTGAAAGCATCGTTCGTAGATGCCCTGGCCGCTGGCGGCAAATTCGGTGAAGGCATTATCGACGCAATGGAAAAGGCCGCACTGTCGGTTCTGATCTTCGCTAACCGTATGGCCTTGGCGTACGAATACTTACAAGCCATCGCCACGATCATTTTCCTGTTGAAAGGCAACATACCTGCCGCGTTCACGGCAGCGACCAAGGCTGTGGCCGCGTACGGTGCAGTGCTGGCCACCGATGTCGCGTTCGATAAAACGAAACAGAAATTCGATGATCTGCGTAACGCGGTCGAAGAATCAGCCGCGTCCCAACGCCGCGCTACCGCAACCGCACGCGCAGCCGGTGATGCTGTGGACCGTATCGGCTACCAGGCCATTGCCACCAAGGGCAGTCTGGATGATCTAAAAACCGAAACCGATGGGGCGGGTGCCAGTTTCGACAAGGCTGCCGAACGCGCTAAGAAACTGGAAGAACGCGCCAAGGACCTGGCCGACACGCTGCGCCAACAGATGTCTGACGCAATGGACGCCGCACGAAAGAAGGTGGACGAAGCCCGTGCCGCGTTCGATGAAATGTACAAGGCCACCCGTGACGCCGCGCTGGGCGCACTGGACCTAGACGCCGCGTTCACCAACGCCGGCGACAACGTGGCTAGCGGGTTCATCGATGAACTGCAAGAACAGGCCGACCGCACCACCCTGTTCAGCAGCAAGGTGCGCCAACTGTTAGACGCCGGGCTGTCAGAATCCGCGCTGCGCCGCGTCATCGCTGCCGGTGTTGATCGCGGCACCGAAATTGCTGACGCCATCCTGGGTGGCGCACAATCCGTATTGCAGGTAAACGCCCTAGTGGACACGATTGAACGGGTAGCCGACGAATTGGGCATGAGTACGGCCGCCAAGTTTTACCAGGCAGGCATTGACGCAGCCCAGTCATACCTTGCCGGCATTGAAGCCACCGTAGGCACCGTCACCGGGCTGCTGGGGCGCGCTAAAACCCCGGCAGATGTCAAGGGTGCTAGCGCACTGTTCAGTTCAGGTATGGCCGGTGCAGGCCGTAACGGCGGCGGCGGTAACTACAACCAGTACACCATTTACGCACAGTCCATCGAACCAGGCGCAGCCGGGCAGGCCGTCGTGGACGCATTGAAAGAATACGAACGACGCAGCGGTTACATCGATATCACGGTGGCTGGCGCGTTCGGCGTGGTGGACTGATGCCGGCAACAGTCCCCAACGGTGGGACATACACCCTAGAAATTGATACCGGTTTCGACGTCGGTTCATTCCGGCTGGACGACCCTGCCAAAGGTGTACTGGACAACACCGATTACCTGCTGGGACCAACCACCACGTTCGCCGATGTCACTGAGTACGTCAAGCGCATTGACTACCGGCGCGGCCGCCACCGACCAACCGACCAGTTCGGTGCAGGCACCATGACCGTCGTAATCGATGACGAACTAGCCGGCGGCGCACTGTCCCCGTACGACATTGGCAGCCCCTACTACGACCCGAACAATAACCAGCCAGGTATCGCCCCCATGCGTGCGATCAGGTTGCTGCGCGGCACCGAATACCTGTTCACCGGCATCATCAACACGTTTGATTACCAGTTCGAAATGTCCGGTGATAACACGGTCATATTGCAGTGCGTGGACGGGTTCTACCAATTGTCCCAGGCTGTGTTGGACGAATGGAACGTGACTAGCGAAACGTCTGGGCAGCGCATCGACTCAATGTTGGACCTACCCGAAATAGACCTATTCCCTGGGGCGTTGCGGGACATCGACCCAGGCACCGTGAACTTGGGCCACGACGCGGCCTACACGGTGCCAGCCGGCACCAATGCCCTGGTTTACGCCCAACAGATCAACCAAACCAGTGAGTTCGGCCGCCTGTTCATGGCAGCCAACGGGGTGTTGACATTCCAGCCCCGCATCGGCACCACCCTGTCCGGCCCTGTTATCAATTTCAGCGACACCAACCCGCTGCAAGCCAAGTACAACGACATACAGATCGAATTCGATGCCAGCAACGTCGTGAACCGCGCCGTCGTCACCGGCCTGGATGGCGATACCGGCATCGCTGATGACCTGCCCAGCCAAGCCCAGTACTTCATTCAGACCAATTCGATCACCAACAGCCTGCTGCACGAACAAACAGAACTAGACGACGCCGCCCTGTACCTAATCAAAGGCCAGCCCGAACCCCGGTTCACAAGCGTGCAAACAGCGTTTCTAATGCTGACCAACACCCAACGCGACCAGGCGGCTGCAATCGATATTGGGGACACCATCAGCGTTGCCAAGACCGTGACCGGGGTCGGGACCATCGCGGAAGAACTGTCAGTGGAAGGCATCGACGGCACGATCACGTTTGACACCGGCCATACGGTACGGTTCTGGACCGCCCCCACCACAGTGGTGTACGAACTGATTTTGGACGACCCGGTTTATGGTGTTCTAGACGCCGGGAATGTCCTAGGCTGACCGTATGGCTAAACAGACCTTTACAGCCGGCCAGGTGCTTGAAGCAGCCGACATGAACGTGCTGCAAGCCAATGACTACAACTGGACCGTGGACACCAAAACCGATTCATATGTGCTGGTAGCCGGCGACGCCGGTAAACGCATCGTCATGAACGCGGCAACCGCTAAGACCATCACGGTAAATACCAGCATTTTCACGGCTGGCGATACCGTGTGGATTCACAACATCAATACCGGTACCTGCACCGTCACGGCAGGAACGGCAACTGTAAACACTTCGGGCAGCCTGGCATTGGCGCAATGGGAGGGCGGTAGCCTTTACTTTACCAGCGCGTCCACAGCGATCTTTTTTCGTGGCGGCAGCCGTAACACTCTAAGCGTTGAGTTTCTGTTAGT